GTTCTCTTGATAGGCTGTTTCTGGATCTTACGGAGATTCATTTTCTGTTTTTCATCGTTAAACTTACGTATAAGTTCAGCCTGTTCCTGTATGGTATAGTTTACGAAAAACACGTAAACGTTATATTCGAGTTCCACTCCTGGACTTTCTGTTACTACAAACTTAAATTCTGTATATTCACCTTTTTTCAAAGAAACAACTCCTCTGGTTTCTTCTTCAAGTTCTCTCAAAGCACATCTAATGGGATTTGGAATTTCCCTTCGCCTGCACCCTCCGGTGACGAAAATCCAATCTTTGAATCTTCGATCCCGGACAGTGAGAAATCGTGGTTTATCACCTATAAAAGTGACGGGGACTGCAATTGCTTTATATTTTTTCATTGCTTATTTGCAAGTTATAATTGAATAAGATGATTATTCTGAAGATTCTTCTTCATCTTCATCAACTTGGGTCTCTAAAACTTCCTCTTTTTCTGTTTCTACAATTGGTACAGATTTCACTTGTGGTGGTGGTCTGGATAAATGTGTCATGAGGTTTCCGTAAAATCCTTTCACATTATCCATTTCTGATTTCGTTTTGTTAAGTTCTCTGTACATGTACATTGTGGCAACAATACACATGAGCACGGCAACTATAGTCGCGGTATCGCGATCGAATGTAAACATTTTATATATAAAATTACGAGCTAATTTTTTAAGTTCCTATAATCGCACCCATGTGCGTTCTTTTTTCGGTTGGACATGGGTACCCCATTTTTCCAAACTGGATCTCCTGGTAATGCCCTTCTTTACACTCTGCATTTTGTGGAGGTTTTTCTGGTTTTTTACCAACTAAATGATCTAAAGTACCTGATTTTGGGTCATACGTTATAACAAAGACAAATGCTACGAGAAAAATTAATTGCCAAAACATTTATAATAAATGGATAAATTAAATTACTTAGTTGGAATACATCAAACCACCCATACCATTTTCGATACGGAGGATGTTGTAGTTGACGGCGTAGATATCATCGTCCGAGTTGGCGGTATCGTTAACAAGTCTCGCCGAATCGAGTCTACTGAAGTTAAGCGAACCGGTTGGTTGAACCTTGGACGTATCGAGACAGAATGGGTACAAGAAGAATTTATCATTTTCACCTGTAGCTGAAAGAGTACTTGTATATGTTTGAGCATTCAAGTTTGACACTACATTAGAAGTAAGTACAGAAGCTGTAGTTGAAAGAGATGTAATTGGTTTGGAACCAACTGTGTGGTAATACGAAGTGACCGCAGTGTAGTGTGGATCAACGTATTTGAAATCGGCAACATCCGTACCATTGATTTGGAGTTTCATTTTATTTGCGTCGGCTGCAATAGAAAGAGCACTACCATCTGCAGCTACCAAACACTTAATTGGGTGGTTAAAGTTTAATTCTTGAATTTTGGAAGCGGATGCGATAGCTTTTTGTGTTTGTGTAATAAGCATGTTTTGTGGTGTGGAAGACAAAGCGGTACGCTCGTCCGTGTCGAGGTGAACGAACTGCGCGTAGACTTCAAATTTGGCACTTTGGAGATCACTTCCCCACGTGATTCTCAATTCCACATCGTGATATTGAAGAGCGATCAATGGGATGGCGGTTTGAGCGTTTTCACAAAACGAAAACCTGAGTGGGTAAAACTTACTTTCAGCTACTTCCCCAAATCCAGAAGTAGATTTAGTTAAGTTTTGTGCTAATATAGATGGCGCAATGTATTGAGAGAATGTAGATGTCTGTTCGTCAATGACTTGTCCACCAATGAGAAGTTCAACTTTGGAAATCGCGTTGACCCAATCGGCTGGTGAAAATGTAACTGCTTTAGTACCATCATTTGGGGCGATATAGACATACCCGACCATGTCGCCTTTTCTTTCAAACCTGACGGTCGACATACCACCCGCGAATGGGTTGCCCTGGATAACCTGTCTCTCGACAGTTTGGGCGAAATTTGTGTGACGTTTATAGTTGGACCTGAAAAATGAAACTTCAGGCTGGCCGACGAGATGAGCATCTTGAGCACCCACGGCAACGAGTTGAGCAATACCTCCAGACATATTTTTATATTATACTAAGGTTTTATTTTTTAAACTTATGAAAATGCAACGGTGTTCATATAAACATTTCCTGCGATATTTGATAAAGTCATGAGACCATGTTTATCTTGTGTGATGGAAACATCTTCTGTTATGACAGTAAAGTTTACATTTGTAAGATCTTTGGAAATTACTCGGTCTCCTCCACTTGCAAGAATGGGTACAACAACTTGAGCTCCATCTATTAAATTAATGAGGACAAGACTATCTATATCACCTGTAGCAACTACAAGTGGTGCAGTACCATATGTCCTGTTTTCTGCATTTATTGTTATTGTATCTGTACTGAATGTTCCTACTATTCCTGGATCCGTAAGTTTTATACTACCTGAAGTTACATTACCTGCATTAACATTTGCATTCACGGTAACAAATGATGGAGAATCCTCAGTCCCGAGACCGAGTGCAGAAGCTGCCGCTACAGCAGTTGTTTGACCTGTACCCCCGTTTGCAATTGCAACTGTTCCCGTTCGTACTTCTGAACCTGCAATCGTTACAACACCTGCACCCGAACGAGCCAATGTTGTATCCGAAGCGTGACCTAGTTCTATGGTTGTTGTGACTATATTATCGGAAATGACATTACCATTCAAAGTAATCACGTCTACATTATTACCAACAACATTACCATTCAAAGTAATCACGTCTACATTATTACCAATAACGTTACCATTCAAGGTAATCACATCTACATTATTACCGATAACGTTACCATTTAAAGTAATCACATCTACATTATTACCAACAACATTACCATAAAGTGTAATCGCACTTACATTATTACCAATAACGTTACCATAAAGTGTAATCACGTCTACATTATTACCAACAACGTTACCATTCAAAGTAATCACATCTACATTATTACCAACAACATTACCATTCAAGGTAATCACGTCTACATTATTACCAATAACGTTACCATTCAAGGTAATTACATTCACATTATCCCCTACGACGTTACTGTTTACAGTAATAGCCGTTAAATCACCGGACGTGAGTGTTAAGTTGTTTTGTACGATGACATCACCTAAAACTCGGAACGTTATGATATTTGCGTCATCAAGAATATGATTATCCGATACCGTGTTTTGTGTATATCCAAGTACCATTTCGTGTTCGTGTGGGTCACCTTCAACTGGTTCGCCGTGGTGTATAAATGCAATGTTATGTCCCGGGTGTTCCATGATTATACCAACATCGAGTGTATGTGACGTATTGTTATTCGCAATACCTAAGATACGATCGTTAATAACTACCGTATTTGACTCGAAAACGTATGTGCTACCGGTAAACGATAAGTTACCCGTAAACTCAGCATTTGCTGCGTTTATAATATATGTACCGTCATTATCTACATGTGCGGGTGAACGAATAAGTTTACCCGTCCCCTTTTCAATCATGGGTATGTAACTAAGACCGGAATCCGAAGGATCTTTTATACCGGAAACAAAAATATTACTTCCAACGTGAACGTTACCCGATGATATGAAACCGGTTGTTGTGTTTGTTGATGCGATAGTGTTTGTAGTAGAGTTACTCCACGACGTAACCATATCCAAAGTTTGGTTATTTGCATTTAGAATTGTAGGGTCTATCTTTTTGAGTTCATTACCCGAACTGTTCACGTAAACGTAAGAGGGTTGATCAGTGACAACTTGTGCATTTGGAATATCGTTCGAACGACCAACACCCGTGACGGAAATAACACCGGAAGATTTATGTGGCTTAATAACTATACCAACATTTTGTATGAGATCGGTTGATGCAAGTGGTTTAACATTTGAAACCAAACCAAAACCAATATTACTTACATATACAGTTTCACCTTCATCAAACCCGTCGAGTACCATACTATCTGCACGCCCAAATGAAACAATTAAACCTTCACCCTCATCGGCTAAGTCTTGATAAGCTACGCCTATAGCAGGCATGGTTGAACTATTAGTAGCACTTGCTTTTCTAATATTTAACGTGTCATTACCCGTTGAAGAAGTTACATATACGACGTTACCTTTTTGAATAACTTCTTCAGCTTTAACACGTAAAAATGTATGATTTAAATTTTGGTTCGTCCAGTTTGATCCATCGTAAACGAGTATTTGTTCATTTGCTAAAGTTATATCGGTTTCCAGTGTTACATTTGCTAATTGGTTGAGTTTAACACCTACATTAGACGTAAGATCGGTCGTAAACGCCGTGTGTGCGTTCGTAAACTGAACCGTATTTGATGTCGTATTACCCGCATCCGTAACTTGTTGAAGAGTGACGTTCGAGAGAATACCACCGTTACCTTTAAAGAACCCGGACAATGTTTCTATATTATTTGTTGCGTATACATTATCTGCAATGACATTACCATTCAAAGTAATCACATTTGCACTATGCCCAACAACGTTACCATTTAATGTAATTGCCGTTAGTTCACCCGATGTGAGTGTTATGTTGTTTTGTGCTATTACATTACCATAGACGTGTAAATCTATGACGTTCGCCAAATCGGGTGTGATTTCGGTATCT